CGGCGAGATAATAGGCTGACTGCGCATCCGATGCCCGCTCGATCGATCGAACCAAGCCTTCAATCACCTCTGCCTTATCTGCGTCTGTCTCATCGTCGCTTGGTCCAACCTTGATGGCAGGCTTACTCATGCGGATATCGTTGGCAATCTGGCGCTGGAACTGTGGCAGGCGGTTAACGGTCAGAACTGGACGTCCATCATCCCGGCGCGCTTTGGCTGCTTCTGCGTCCCATTGATCACCAAGCAGGAACCGCAAATCTTCTTCCGCTTCCTTGCGATTGTCGCGGTCAGCTTCCAAGGCGGATTCATAGCGTTTCAATGCAAGGGCGTGCTGATCGTCTTTGTTGTTCTTTGCCATTTACATCCATCCGCCGGGGGTGGTTCTGCGCTGTATCTGTGGGCGCTTGTATTCTTGAGATTCCTTGCGGGTCAGCGCCGGAAACAATTCATTGATTGCCCAGATTGCAGCGTCTGCGCGGTCGGGCGATCTGTCGCCGCTGTAACCTGATGTGGTGAAGCCCAGAAGCTGCTCTTCAAGCTGCTCAAGCCTTCCAACGTGTCTGACTTTGGTTTCTTCATAGAGAGTGGAAACAGGCTCGGCTCTCACATGCTTTCCGCGTGATGCCGTTACTGATCTGAATGGCGTTGACGGTCTGGCAGTCTGAATGACCTGCTCAACCATCGCGCCGCCGTAGTTTATCTCACCAACCACAACATCAGCCGCGTGCCGGTCGAAGGCGCTGGCAACAATCTTACCCCATTGATGTGGACCGAAGCGCCCGCTCAAATCCTCAAGGATGTAAGCCGCGCCGTCGTCTCCAAGACCGGCAACAACAATGCCCACCTCATCAGAGCGAACATCTTCATCGCCGGAACACCCTGAAGGGTCGACCGCGATAACAATCTTCTGCATCGGCGGCGGGTTGTCGGTTCTGCCTTTGTCGATTGTCTCAAATGACCAGAGCGCGCCTTCAACAGCCGGGATGAACTGCCCATCCAGGAAGCGCCTGCGCATCTTTTCCGGCAGCGCTTCCAATTCCTTGATATAATCATCAGCCACGTTGACCGCGTTGTCTCGTGGATGCAGCATGGTAGCCGCGTAGTTTTCAGGGTCCGGCAGTGGAACCTTGCTGTCTGGATCTCGCTTTTCAACGAACAGGCGATAGGTCCAGTGGTTGTTGGGTGGCGGGTTGCAATCGTAATAGAACCGCAGTGACAGATCCGTTCTTTGCGCCAATCGTGTGCGAACCGTGTTTCGGGCGTGGAAGCTGATCTGCGAACATTCGTTCAGATAGATCGTCGCGTATTCCTGTCCGAGAATCTTTTCCGTCCGCTGCTTGTCATCCAGACCGCCAAACCAGATTTCAGACCCGTTCGGCAGAGAAGCAAACCAGTCTGTCTTGTTCATCTGCAAAGGAACGCCAGGAAAGCACAGCTCCATAACCTTTGGCAGCGTGTCCGAGATGATGGACGCTTTCAGGTGGTTGAACCTGAACCGCAAGATTGCATGCCTGCTTCCGTCGCACTTCAAAGCCCGCAGGATAACCGCACGGACAAGCAGGAAGGTTTTCCCAGACCTTGACCCGCCGTAAAGCATCGTATGTGTTTGCTGCCCGCCAAGAAGACTGTTTGCGGCCTTCTGTTTGGGTGTGAGACTAAAGTTGTTCGTCATCCGACGAGAATGTTAGAGACACGTTGCCAGTGTTGTTCTGTTCCCGGCGCTCTGTGTAATCATCACGGAAACGCGCTTCCATCGTCTTGCGCCAAAGCGCCGCGTTGAAGTCCTTGCTCTTCAACCCGTCGAAGCCCATTTCCTCAAGCTTGGCCTGCATGTGAACCTTTGCCCGCGATAACGCTTCTAAAAATTCTGGATGCTCATCGGCCCAATTGTCTATGGTCTGGCGTGAAATATCGAAGGCCGCGCACATCTGCGCAATCGATTTGCCCTCTTTGCCGAGAGCGACAACCGTTTCGCAATGCTCAGGATCGTATTTCGATGGTCTTCCTATTTCCGACACGCGTTCACTCCTTGGCGGCACTCAAAGAGGCGGCACAATTGAGGTTTTATCATTTGTGGTTGTACTGGCCCTGTGGAGGAAGGGCATATTTTTCTATCTTGGCGGGAATTAATCAGGTGTTTCCAAGAGTGCTTTCTTTGCCCGCTCCATCATCCAGAGCGCGGAACCGCCATCTGCAACAGACGATGCGAAATATTCATCACCGTCTTCATCAACGCCAATTATGATAACGGTTTCCAACTGGCCTTTGGCGCGGTCAAGAATCCTGTCAGGGTCCAGGTCAAGAGTTGTGACAACATCGAGGTCAACGACTTCGCCCATTCTCTCACTCCTGAATCAAAGAGCCGCCCACCTGTTATGATGGACGGCCTCCTGTAGTTTTCAATGAGGTGGCTTTGAATTAACGACCTCTGCTCTTATCTCCCGGAACGGTCAAGCGGGCGGCGCTCATTGAAACTGGTTGATCGATATGGGGCTTCCCATAACGTCGGTATTTCCGATGCTATCTATCCGATATCGTGATCCCGATAACGAACCGTAGAAACCCCGGTTCGGAACTGAATTGAGTGCTGGCGGGTCTATTGGAAAGTCGCCCGCCAAAATGCTTGTCCAGAATATATCCAAATCAACTGGACCATCTGCGAACTGTCACCAGCCGCCACAAACACTCAAACTGGTTGCCCCATCGGGCGAATTGGTCGGGATGACTGGATTCGAACCAGTGACGCGAAGCCTCTGCCCCCGCTCTACCACAACGCCTGTTCCCGCCTAGCTACGTCGGTACTTTTCGCGCATCTGAGCTACGTTCCCGATATCTTGTGCCCCATCGGGCAAAACTTGGATGCGGGGAAAGGATTCGAACCTTTGTCCTCCGGCGTATGAAACCGGTGAGCCTTGCCGCTGCTCCACCCCGCCAAATCCTAAGAATCAAAAAGGGCAACCTGAAATACCAAATCGCCCCGATGTTATATTTATGACCCATCCCGAATCCACGTGCAACCTCTAATCTGCATGTTCCACATTTTTTTCTGGAATATGGCACTGGATAAGCGACTGACCGGCAAACTTGAACGCAATCTCTGCGTCAAAATCACGATGCACCCTGTTCAGACCAATGCGGAGCTGGTCCAGCATGTAACCGGTCGTCTGTGAATCTCGGTCATCTTCAATGCAAAACCGGGCAACCATCTTGGAAACTGGCCTGCCGGGGCTGTCTACCGCTGCAATAGCTGCTTGCATGGTGGCGTATCGTTCCTTGATCTTGTCAATGCCTGGGTGTTCCCGGGTATCCATTCCCCGCCCCGGGACACGCGCCAGATCGATAGCTTGGGCAATGGGTGGCCGGGAGTTCAGGACGTGCCGGAAATAGTCCCAGATGACTTCTGCAATGAATAGCCCTGTGTCATGCTGGCGTCTGTCTATATCCCGCTTGTAGTACAGAATGCCCAGAGCATAGCCCGATTGTGGGCTGTCTGAGAAATTGGCGGGCATACCATAGACGCGCTCACGAGCTGATCTTACCACCTCCTTTTCCTTGTCCCGGCGCTTGGCTGGGCGTTGCAGCCGTCCGTTTGGCTCACGTTCGCCTGATCCACGGTTTCGCCCTGCCCGTTTCTGGCCCTTGGTTCTCATAATTTGCCCGCCTTCTTTTGATCATCCCGCCACTCGCAGAACTCTCGGTATATCTTTTGGTCGCGCAGTCTTCGCACTATTACCCTTGCGCTCTCCCCAATAGTCACCGCAAAGGTGATAGGGATAAGGACCGGCCAGACAGCAGCAAGTGGTAGCCTCCACCAATCTGAGTTCGCGCCCTTCCCTACGATCATCAAAAAAATCGCCACGCAGCAATACGCCGCCGCGCCGATCTGCCAGAACTCCAGTGTGAAAGTAATCATGTATCTGTTGCCCGCTTCTGCTGGTTATGGTATCATGTAAGACGTTGAAATCAAAAGTCTTTGACCTCCGATTTGCCGCATTTTTTGCATTTAAGAATGTAGTAACGACCGGCTTTCAGCGGGCCTGTGCCAATTACTTCCCACTTATGCCGATGAAACAGGAAGCCCCAGATAGCTGTAAGCATGTTCACCCCTTTCTAATCTCGGACGATATCGCTTTGACCAATCGCCGCCGCGCCCTCTCAGCCTCCGCTCGCGATATGAGGCCTTTTATGGACAATCGGCACAACGCCATCTTGTCCAGTTCAAAGTGGCGCGCCGTCTCGCCGTCCATATCTGGGAATTGTTCGCCGATATTCGGAGACAAAGCACCTAGATATACTGCTACTTTTTTATCACCCATATCGTTTGCTCCTTAGAATGGAATTTCATCATCCATGTCATCTTGGAAAGACTGCTTTCCCCCATCTTTCACAGCGCCATAGTCCTGTGATCGATCAGACTGGCTGTCACCTTCCGGCTTGCCGCCGATCATGGTCAGTTCTCCCTGATAACGCTGCAAAACGATTTCAGTGGTGTAACGGTCATTGCCTGATTGGTCCTGCCACTTGCGCGTTTGAAGCTTGCCTTCAATGTAGACCTGAGAGCCTTTGCGCAGATACTGTTCCGCGATTTTGGCAAGGCCATCGTTGAAAATCACAACGCTGTGCCACTCTGTCTTTTCCTTGCGCTCGCCTGAATTTTTGTCGCGCCAGGTTTCACTTGTGGCGATCCGGAGATTGACCACCTTGTCACCTGAGTTGAGGCTTCTGACTTCTGGATCTGCACCCAGACGGCCAAGGATAACTGCTTTGTTTACGCTGCTCATTCTTTCGTTCCTTAAAATGGGATATTGTCAGGTTCTGGGTTGGTCATCTTCATGTGCGTGATCGGCGGGAGCTCTGCGATAACCGCCGCCGTTGTTTTCAGCACATAGAACACTTGACCCGGATTGATGCGCGCCAGTCTTTCGGCCTCCCTTACAGCCTCCCGCTTTTCGAAATGCTTGTAGTTTGAGCGGGACGAACCTTCGCGCCACACCATCCAGAATTTACTTGTTTCTCTGCTCATTCTTTCGTTCCTTGTGTTAGGGATAGGATAGCGCTCTGGATTGCTGTGATGGTGAGCATCGTGGAATCCGTTGCTGGTTTTGCGCCGTATTCAGATTGAGACGCGATCAGGGGAGCATCTTCCGCCAACGCCTCACCAACTATCTTGATGGCGGCGCGGGCTTGGTCGTAGCCGTCTATACGATCAAGCCAATGCGCTTCAGCCCCAGCCATTGCCTCTCCAAGGTTTTCGCACTCAATGGTGTCTTCATCGTAATATTCATCAAAACAGTATCGCCACACCCAGCGGTTGTTATTGCGTCCTACTGAGTAGCTGCCGAAAGGTGTATGTCCTGACAGGCTTCCGTCATCGCCATAAGGCTCCCAATTTAAACCAAACGTGTCCCTTGCCACCCGCTCTACCAGTTCTTCATGTGTCATTGTGTGGTCTCCTTTCGCCGCCCTCTGAAATTGGCGAGCCTCTTGAAACATGGTCGGCATGCGCAACCAGGATATTGGCCATCAAAGCCGCTGCTTTTTCCGGGTTGTTTGTGAAAACTGAGTAGCCGTTGATGATCAAAACCATCGCCCTACTCCTCCTCTGGGTTGAGAAGAACAGCGCCGATGTGTTTAAATACGCTCCCTGCGTTTAGCTTTGCGCTCTTAAACGAGGTGTAGAAGCATGAAGACATATGCAGTTCGCCAGAGTCGCTGCGATATAGGTTTTCCCACCGTTCCGGCTTCTCTGCCTCTGGGTCTTGCCATGGGCCGGTGATGTCGTGAGGATGATGCTTGGCGGTACGGTGTATTTTTGCGTAACTGCCGTCCGCATTCCATGTTCTGTCCCTGCAACGCGCTGGTGGCAGGAACTGGCCCACCCATCGGCCAGCGTGTTCTTGGTATATTTTAACGCAATCACCATCAGCCGTCACATACTCCCCCGGCCCGGTTATGATTGGCTTGGGGGTTGTGGCGTCAATGTCTTCATCGGTTATGACGTAGGGACCACGGCGAGTTTCAGGGCGGTCTTTCAGACTTTTGATATCATCGGCAATGGCTTGAAAGTTTTTTCGAGCCGATGCGGACTCTGTGGCGGTTTTGAAGTTGCAATCTCGCAGAGCGAAATCTCTCTCAGCGCCCTTGTCCACATCCCAAGCACGCAAAATCCACTGCATATCCGCGTGATATTCCGTTGATGTGAGGGACAATGAAACGGGGCGGATGGTCCGATGCGAGGTTTCGCCCCGATAGTTTCTGTAAACCATCGATATCTCGGCGCTCAGCGTGATTCCTGTTTCGTCGGGTTCGTCAAGCGATGTTCTCTCCGCCTCTACGTTTTTCTTGAGGCGTTTGTATCTGATTGAGCCGTCAGGCAACGTCTGGACCTGCACAACCTCTTTTTTGTATGGGAACACGTCGGGATCACCATCGTAAATCCATTTGGTCCATTTCTTGCTCATGATGCTATCCTCTGTTCTTTCCATTCATCGGGCGTCATTACCTCGCCGTCTGGCAGTATGATTTGAAGCGGTGAAGCGCTGATCTTCGAGCCGTGAGGCAGGTTTTTCATGAAGGCCTGATCGGGGAACGATACGGACTTGAACGCCAAACTACGCACCTGCCGCGCCCGTGTCTGGCCGTCTGGCTTGCGCCGTGATTGACCGGCTCTCTGCTCTGCCTGGAGTTTCGATTTCTCACGCTCCAGCTTGGTTGCCTTTTCATCGACAATGGCAAGCGCACGCTTGGCGACCTGTGCAGGCTTGGGGATGAAGTTCCCGTCATGCTCTGGCACCCTGCCCCGCCTGAAATCCGATATTGCCTGCTCAATCGCCCATGGCTGCAGATCCGCAACGGCTTCCACATAGAATTTGATATTCTCCGCCGTCGCCTGAACGTTGAAAGCGCCGAACAACGGCTTGATCAGCCCGGGAATTTTATCAACCGGCGCACGCTCTGCGAATTTCTTGCGCATGAAATCCACCTTGCGCTGTGGTGTTACTTCAGTTCTGGTATCTGCTTGGGGCAAAGACACTGGATATGTCTCCTTGTTCGCTTGCTTCTGCCAGTTCTCGTTCAACTCTGGCGAATGAATCATTGGTTGCTTGTTCGCGTTCGACTGCGCGGTTTGGCGGGGAGTGTCCGCGTGGCAAATTCTCGCGCTCAAACCATTCCGGCTTGATGGACTGCCATCCCCGCTCAATCATCATGTCAGCGGCGGCGTTCGGGTCTGGGCATTGAGAAAGGGATTTTGCAAGCAGCCTTGCCGCGTGCGTCGTCATCGGCTTTTTGAGTTTTGCCCTGTGAGCAATCACAGCCTTTGAATGCTCAGAATCCAGAACATTTTCCAATTCTGATTTTGGCGTACTCTTATCTTTTTTTTGTTCTGTATCTGTATCTGTATCTGTATCTGTATCTGGTGGCGTTACAGAAACGTTACATGAGCGTTTCGCCTTGGAAGCCTTTGATTTTGCGCGATATTTTTTGACGCGATCAGAACTTGTGTCTGATTTGTATTGAAGCTGGTCCCACGCCTTCGGGGACATGTTTTCATCAATCAATCCAACCTCAAAAAGACGCCTCTTGACCTCCTCTAGATCGCGCAATTGAAGGCCCATTTTTACGGCTATGCGGCGATCTCGTAATGCCTCGTTAGCCTCATCCAGAAGCCCCTCACTTTTCAGGCAGCACAGAGCCACAAAATGCCACCTGTCTTCGAAGGCAAGGAGTCTGAGCCTGTCATCATCGATCATTCGGCTATAGAGACGGAACCACGGTAACTTGCTCATGTGTCTGGCCTCATGAATTTTGCCACTGTTCGCTTATCTCGGCGCTCTTCATCTGACGCCTCCACAACATTAATGCTGATGCTGTAGTCAATTCCTGATGTTGGGAGAATCCGCCGGCCTCTTACGGCTATGATCCGCCCGCCGTCAAAGCTTAGAAGCTTGATCAAACTGGTGGGCTTAGGTCGCCTCGCATCAATTTCTATTGCTGTTCGCTCGCCGTCTTTTTCGACCACGATATCAATGCGACCACGGCGAAATTTTCCTCGCTTTGAAATGTACGGGGCCGGGTACTCCGGGTATACGGCGAACCCGGCATCACGCAGCGCAATCATTGCGGTCGCATGGACTTGTGCGGCGGTGTCGGGGACGCTTTTCAGGTTGCGTAAAATGCAAGCCACTTCGGATACGCTCATGCTGCTACCCTCGCCCGCACGGCGCGAACAACCACCAGGACCGATCCGCCATTGTCAGAGACAGGTCCGAATTCTTCAGGCCATTCGACCTTGAATGTTGAATCATCGACCTTTAGAGCGTCGGCTATCCCGTCAATGGCTGCTTTCTGGGTGGCCGGCATATTTTGCAGGTCGCGCTTGCGCCGATCAGGCGGGCTGAAATCGAAACTCAGATGATGCCGCCAGCCCTCGCCAGTTGGCATTTTCTTTAGACCTGCTTCCAAGGATGCGTAGTAGGCATACTGACGGGCTTCGGATGTTGCCAAGGCCTTCACTGCCCAATGGCACCTGCGGTTCTGCCAAAGCGGTTTAGATGGCCATAACAGCAAGATATGCGCTGTTGTGATGGTCTGGGTCATGCGTCCGCGCCTGCAACTGTCACGTGACAAACGGTGTCCAGTGCTCTGATCAGCGCCTTTGCGCCTCGGTTCTTTGCCAGCAGTTCCTTAGCTTCGTTTGGAGAAAGCTTTCCGTCTTCAAGCGCTTGAGCCAACGCCACCAGAACCGCTGACAGTTCTTTGACCGCCTGACTGTTCAGTTCATTGATGTCCAAATGGATTTGCGCGTCTTTCTGCTTTGAGATTTCATACCCAAGAGCAGCCGCCATATATCCAAGGAAGTTCGGCTCGCCCGCCGCTTGATCCAGATCAAGGGCCACATCAAGACGGATTATGCGTGGCTCGCTTGGGTCAGCGTATTTCTCAATTGTAGACGCGCTGACACAGGTGTGTTTTGCAGCGGCGCAAGCAGACCCGAATACATCATGATAGACTGATCGGGTCAGGGTTTTCAGGCCGCGATAAATATGCCCTGCGAAGCGCCTTCCGATGACTGTGTGTGAGTTCAAAGGATATTCCCCCGTTAAAAGATGCTATCGATTTGCCATGTTCACTCCATCGAGACAGATGGAGCTAAGCGTGATGACCGTTGCTGTTGATGCGAATATCCGGGATGCTGATTGCCCCGATGCTGGTCCGGATTGGCTTGCGCTTGGCGATGTTGCCGCGTCCGTCTGTCTCGACCTTATTCAGCGCAGAGCGGCCCGGCAAAGGCTCACCCATCATCTTCTGGCCAAGGGTGACGGGTGATGGTGTCGCTGCGCGCATTTCATGTATTTCGTGATGGCGCTTCAACGCCAGATCATTGCGGACAAGGTATTTCTTAGGCTCCAGAAGGCCCCGCTTTCGCGCTTCCCTGGCGCGTGTTGCAGACAGCCGACGCCCGTCATCGATGGCGTTTCTCAGCGCCTCATTGGTTTCAGCAGAGCGGCGCACAACCAGACGTACACGGTCAGAAGATAGTCCGTTGAAACTGTTGGCCACCTCTTGCCAGTTGCCACATTGAGAGTAAGCCAGCGCAGCCATAAGGATTTGGGAATTTGTCATCAAGCTGCCTCCTCACGTGCGCCCGCACGAGGTGCGCCTGTGCCAAGTGCGCATTCATACAACTCAATGATTGCGTCAGCCTCGGCTGTGGCCTCTGGATTGCGGCGGCGAGAAATGACGGCCTTCAAGGCTTTCACGTCAAATCCGTTGGCCTTGGCCTCGGCGTAAATTTCCTTCTTGTCGCTGTTCCGTTCCTTGATTTCGCGTTCGATATTTTCGACACGCTCAACGATGGATCTGATTTGGTTGTTGGTGGTGTTCATGCCGCCGATTCCCTGCGGGTGGTCGCGCCAAGTCCGACGCCTCGATGCTTCTTGGTGCGGTCGTCTCGTTGCGAACCGCCTTCAACCGCGCGCTCTATGAGAACGCGGATAGTGTGGTCAGCCTCGCGGCCCGATGTTTTGTTTGCCTTGAGGCGCGCAAGAGCGCGGAGCCGCCGCTGGCGTTTTCGTTCAGGGAAGTTTGCTGGTTTGGTCATGGTGTCGTCCTCTTGTGAAAAAAAAGGCCGGTGCGCTTGGGAGGATTACGCACCGGCCAGCGGCTGTCTGGCAGGGAGGATCAGCCAGACAATTCGGTTTGTGGTTTTGGTGGGGCACTCAAGTTGGTGGCTAGAGTCGCCTCAATGATATCGTTTGCGGTTACGGCGTTGCCGGTGACTTCAGCAATTGAAGTGAGAACATCCTTCGATGGCCACGAGAGCCCCCGCCGAATACGGCTGACTTGAGATTGCGACACGCCTATTCGCTCACCGAAAGCTGCATCGGTCATGCCGTTTTTTTTGAGGTACGTTTCTAGTTTCATGCCATATAAATGCATCAGATGCATATGCATGTCAAGCATGTTATGCATCCCAAGCCATTCTGCCGGATATTAAGAACCCGTATAATTCGACCATGGCACCGATACCGAAACCAAAGCGTCAGAGAACCAAGCACTTCTTCAGGGAGTGGCGAGAATTCCGCCACCTCACTCAAGAACAGGCCATGGGTAGGCTCGGCTGGTCGCAATCAAAGATTAGTAGGCTCGAGACTGGCGACACACCTTACAATCAAGATGATCTTGAAGCCGCAGCAGAAGCTTACTCGTGCACCAAAACCCAATTGATAGAGATGAACCCATTTATGGACGGGGACGTAGTGGACTTGCTCGCCCTGCTCAAATCAGCGAACGAAGCAGAGCGTAGGGCAATGATATCTTTTCTAAGCGCCCTCAAGACCGGGACTGACAGTTAACCCAACCAATGGGCCCGGGGGACAAAAGGATAGGGCAATGATTGATCTGTACGACCATCTGGATAAGTACGATCTACCAGACATAGTCAGGCACTGGACCCGTGAAGGGGTGTTTCAAATCCAGGCAGACATAGTAGCCGGTTCAATTTGCTTCAATTTGTTTATCGAGGATGAACTCATTGGCACCTTCAACTCCCCAAAGCAAGCAGCAAGAGAGTTGGCCGCAGGTGCCTTGGATTACGAATTGACGTTCTCAACATCCGGGCTTGGCATCCCTTCCGATTTTCTTAAGTGGAACAATCTTTCATAGTGCCGAAGCGCGCAGCAAAGGATAGATGCCCCTTGCGGGTTAATGGTGTATTCGACCTGCTGTCCGTCTGACGTTTCCAAAAGGATAGCCACTCCCTGTCGAAACCGATCTACGCCAATCACTCGTAAAACTTTAGCTTCCACAGCCACACCCCTTCAAAATATCAGGCCGATTCTACGGTTCGATCACGCCTAGGTCAAATCCGCACCGCGGTGCGGATTTGGACATTGATGCGCGAATCCATTGTCGAACAAGCACCCGACGATTCCGCATCCCGCAACTTTTCTATGCATGGCATGCATTTTTTTGTTGACTTTGAGTATGCACATGATGCATATTGTTTTCATCAACAGCGATGGAGGTGCACATGGAATAGAACCTCACAACTTGGAACACATGACACAGAACCGTTCCTGAGCATGAACTGAAAAGGCTCAAATCAAACAAACGGAGACGAAAATGGGGCATGCACTACTTCTTATCTACGCGGCTGTAATCACGCTGCCGGCAGTCATGTGGCAGGCTTACGCGTCGGTTGTTTTGTGGGGATGGTTCGTTACCCCTACATTTTCGATTGAAGCGCCAAGCTTGTGGATCATGGCCGGTCTGGCGCTGTTTCTCAGCCTTCAAGTCACCAGAACCCAACCCAACGAAAAGCCGCCCCATGAGGTGGCCGTGCTGATGACTTTGAGGGTTCTGATAACACCCGCCACCGCGCTTGCGTTCGGCTGGGTATTCAAGACCCTCGCATAACCACCCAATCAAACAAACTGGAGACGGCAAGATGGACGCGCTTTCAAGACCCACAGTGTTTACCCACGACGAAGCAAGAGACATTCAGAACGATCTGGATCGTGCGATTAGTGCGCTGCTTGCCCTTCGCGCTGCATATGATCAGGATCAGGTTTTTGCCTGCCAAAACCCGGACGGCGAACGCGCATCAAGTGCTAATATGCTGGCGGTGTCCAAGGCTGTGACCGAGGCCCACGACGAACTGCAACAGCGTCTGCTGTCCCGCGTATCCAGCCACATAGGCGCGCCCTCCGAGACGTTCGCAATCAAAGACGTTCGCGGCGGCAATGACGCTCTGGAAGATGTTCGCACCGAATACGCAGAACGGATTGAAAGCGGCAACACATTCACTGACTACCGGCCTGCACATACAGACCACCTTCGTGTCGCTAACGGGGGGCTGGTGTGATGGCTGACGAAATGAAATGGGAACCGATAGCAGACTGCCCTGCCGGAACGGATGTTTTGTTTTTGTTCGATGAAGGCGATTGCGACCGCTATGCAGTGCAGGGTTTTCGCACTGAAAATCGATTTGCTAACCCACCCATATACTACATCGGGTTTGAAGCTGGTTCCATGACGATAAACATTCGTTCCAAACTGGAGCCTGTTGCTTTCGCCCTTATCACCCTTCCAGATTTTCTTTCAGATGGAGACGAGTAATGGCCAAGGCGAATATCCGAGTGGATGTAGATAGCAAATATCCTGTGTTCATGGAGGTTGATCCCGATGAATTTGGCAAATTCTTTGCGGGGCTCGCCGCCGATGATCAGGTGGCTGTTTTTCGCGCCATGATCGAACACATGAACCCACACCCAACCCAATGGGACTACATCGCAATAGAACTTGAGAAGCCTGAAAACAAGGATGTTCTCGACAAGTTGCGGTGGTTACTTTTCGAGGCGCAGCCATGATCGACTTTCAAAGCAATTTCCGCCGCAACGAAGGCGCGGATTATCCCCTTGAAGATGGTGGGGCAGTCTTTGACAGACGGCTTCGCTGGACGCTCTTGGCCATCGTTTGCATCTGCTTTTTTGGCATCCTTGGAACCGCAATTTTCGTGACAACTTAGAAGGAACTGGACGATGCACGACATGACAACACATTCGGCAAGCGGCGAGTTATGCAACACATCCAACGGTCGGCCAATCATATGGAATGGACACCTTTGCGAGGGTGCCAGTCTGGCCGGACGATCATCCGCGAACTTTTGCCTTTGGACACTTTGTGGCCGAGACGTTCCAGCTAACCAAGCCAAAGAGGGCGATTGGGGAGACGCCGAGTGCTTGGAGTGTTTGAGGCATGGCGACGGATAGAGACGTTAAACCCAAGGACAACCACCATGAACACACAAGCACAAACCCGCGCAGATGAAGTTGTGAAGGCTCTGGACCGGGCAACTAAAGATTTGAGCATGGCCTTGTCTGATCAGGATATCGCCCGCTGCATCAGATCCAGCCACGAGGGAACCGTTCAATATGCTGGCCTTCGCCTTCACAACGATCTGTTTGAAATCACTGAAAGGAACCAGTCATGAGCAACCAGGTTGCGACGAAAACCACAGACGCAGAATTGCCCCAGACGCAAAACGAAGGCGGCGCGCTGATCAGCATGATCGAACGTGTGGCCATGAACCCGGACACCGGCATTGATACGCTGGAACGCCTCTTGCAGATGCAGGAACGTGTCCTGGACCGCGAAGCCCGGTCGGCATACTCACGAGACTTTGCCGCCATGCAGGCGGAAATCCCGACTATCAAAGAGCGGGGCAAAGGTCATGGCTCAATCAGATATGCCCTTTGGGAAGATGTGAACGAAGCTATTCGCCCGGTGCTGACCAAATACGGATTCGGACTTTCATTCAAGACAAGCAACGCGGACAAGCAGATCAATATCACGGCTATCCTGTCACACCGCGAAGGCCATTCGGAAGAAACTACACAGTCGTTTCCACATGACACGTCCGGCAGCAAGAACGCCATTCAGGCGGTTGGATCATCCATGTCATATGGCAAGCGATACACCGCCGGGGCGCTGCTGAACCTCACCAGCGGGGAGCAGGACACGGACGGCGCAACCGTATCAGAGCCGATCACAGAAGACCAGGTTCTGCACCTTCGTGACCTGATTGAAGCATCGACCGTGACCGAAGCGCACTTCATAAAATACGCAAACAGCCAGATCCAGAATGTCACGATTGAAAAGCTGTCTGACATTCCGGCTGATGCATATGACGGCGCTGTAACCGCCCTCAAGAAGAAGGCGGCTTGATCATGGAATATACCGAGATCGAACAAGGCACGCCGGAATGGTTTGCAGCCCGGTGCGGGAAAATCACAGCCAGCAAGATTTCTGATGTGATGATGAAGCCGACAACAGCCGGTTACCGCAACTATCGGGCGCAACTGATGTGCGAGCGCTTGACCGGGAACGTGGCGGAAAGCTTTACCAGCGCCGCGATGCAATGGGGTACTGACACGGAACCACAGGCCCGCGCAGCCTATGAGTTTTACAGCGGGTCAGAGGTGGTTGAAGCCGGCTTTGTGGATCATCCATCCATCAAAAACACTGGTGCCTCTCCTGATGGTCTTGTGGGCGATGACGGATGCGTTGAAATCAAATGCCCAAACACCGCCACGCATCTGGAAACGCTTTTGGGCGGAAAGATCCCGTCAAAGTATTACGATCAGATGCAATGGCAAATGGAATGCACTGGTCGCGTCTGGTGCGACTTTGTTTCATTCGACCCGCGATTGCCGGAAGCCATGCAGATGTATGTCCAGAGGGTCAGCAGTGACGAAGCCCGGATGATTGAAATCACAATGGGCGTAACTTCACTTCTCGACCAGATCGACACCGACATTGCCGCCCTGCGCGCCAAATACGAACCACAGGCAGAAGCGGCATGAGCAACGACCCTGAAATCGTGGTCAAGATCGATGGTCGCAAGCTGGTGATTGTCGGTGAATATGATAGGGAGTTGCTGGCGGAATACCCCAATGGGTCAGAGTTTCAGCTTGTCCTGAAAAAGAAGCCCCGCAGCAACCGGCAGCAAAATTACTATTGGGCTGCGCTGACCCGGATTTGCAAGGCAACTGGCCTGTACCCAAAGCCGCGCCATCTGCACGAGGAGTTGCTGCTTCAAACCGGGTATTTCCACAAGCGCCCCAGCCTATCCAGTGGCGTGCGCGATGTGCCTGACAGCACATCATTCAGCAAGATGGATCACGCCGATTTCACAACGTATCTGAGCCACGCCAAGCGGGTTCTGCTTGAACACGGCATCGACCTTGAGGCTATGATGCAAGAAAGGGAAACAGCATGAGCGATCTTGTCGCCCTTCAATACAAATACAAGCGCGCATGCGATCAGCATGGAGTGCGAAGCCATGAAGCGATCAAGGCACAAGTGGCTCTGGAACAAGCGGTTCTAGACGAACTGAAAGTCTGCAAGCCAAAGAGCAAGCCCCACGTCCGGGTGCAAGCAGTTACAGAACGGAGAGTGTGATGGGGAAATACTCGGAGCCAGCTTTCCCCCTTATGGGAAAGACTGGTTATAACGAGGGCATGACAATGCGTGACTATTTCGCGGGGCAAGCGCTGGCTGGGATGACAACAAGCCTAAGCCCGCCTGTCCACCCTGGTTTAGCCGATGAAATTGCGAAAGCCGCCTACGCCGTTGCAGACGCCATGCTCAAAGCCCGTGAGGCTGAGTAATGGTTGCCCGCGTCCGCCTCACAGATGAAGCATGCCCCCGCTTTGGAAAGAACACAGCGCCGGTAAAGTCAAAGGATTATGTCTCTTGGCTTCACAACCTGCCTTGCATTGTTTCAGGCGGATGGCCGGTTGAAGCTGCTCACCTGTCAGAACCGAATGAAAAGTACGGACACACAGGCCGAGGCAAGGGCCGCAAGGCGTCAGACAGATGGGTTTTGCCCCTTACAGAGCAGATCCACCGGCAACAGCATCAAGGCAATGAAATGGCGTTCTGGGAACGTCACGGCATCAACCCGCATGAGGCGTGCCTGGTGCTTTGGGGATTGTTCAACGAGCGGGGCGACGATGCAATACCGCAAGCGCAGATGCTTATTCAAAGCGGCGCATTGAAAGAACCAGTTTCAACAGGGGAGCCAGTGTAATGGCAGATGAACTTCCAGAACGGGCGCTGTCAGTCCGCCAACCGTGGGCGTGGGCAATCATCCATGCTGGCAAAGATATTGAAAATCGGTCATGGCAAGCCATCAATTACGGGCTGAAAAGGCGCGGCCCGGTTGCTATCCATGCAGCCAAGGGGATGACGCGGCGTGAGTATATTTCGACGGTGCGGTTCATGGCCGACATTGGCGTAACGTGCCCGCCGCCGCATGAATTGGTTCGTGGCGGTATCATCGGATCTGTGAACGTTATCGACGTGGTGACGGAAAGTGACAGCCCGTGGTTTATGGGGCCGCGTGGTCTGGTTCTGTCTGATCCGGTTCCGTGCGATCCGATTCCGAGCCGTGGCGTGCTTGGGTATTTCAAATGGGAAAACGATTTGAATTCCTTGGCCGATCCTATGAAATGGATGCTGCCTGAGACTATACAAAGGGCAATGAGCGCGCCGACTGCAGCGCCGCTATTCGGTGACCAGCCATGACTGACACACAGACAGAAGCAGGGGCGGCAGTCCTGAAAGAAATGGTGGCAGTGGCCGACCCCGCAAAATCATGGGCCAAAATGATCCCATGTGACAACATTCGCGCCGTTGCATCCTATGTCGAAGCCCTTGAGGCAGAGAACAAGGCAATGCGGGAGGCGCTGGAGCGGCTTGGTTCAATGGAGGCGTTTTATATACCATCTTACAGCACATCACCAGAAAGTATCATGAGGCTGACGTTCGCCAGACTGGTCTTGGAAGGTGTTTCGATTGTGGACGCCGAGATCCAAGCCTATTCCGAATGGCTGGCAGATGAAGTGAAACGCCGCGCAGCCCTACAAGGAAAGGCAAAGCCATGACAGAGACATCCCCCACCCTCACCGAAGCAGAACAAACCGCATTGGACCGCCTGCGCGCTGGAACACATGTGCTTGTGCCGGTGGAGCCGATGAAAAAACTTCTGACCTCTGCAAAAATGCTGCAGCAAAATTCTATGAATTGCGCATTCTTTCACAGCCGCGAAGACTTCGCGAAAAATGGCCCGCCGCCATGGTTGCTAGACACAGCCGTCGATATCGAAAATGCGGACGCCATGATCACAGCAGCACAGGAGGGGAAGTAGATGGAACGCAACCCGAAAGGCGTATGGGAGATTGTGCGGAGCGACGCGGAGGTTCTGCTAAAAGGCGCGGTTGTCGTTACGTTGGCGGCAGGCTTCTTTGCGATTTACATGATCGGCCTGCAAAAGATTGCTTCTGTATTTGGTGTTTCTTCCGACCTATTCGCCATGACCGCGACGCTGGCCATAACCGCCTCTGCTATGTTGGCCTTGTGGGTGCGCAGCGTGATTGAGCGCACCCGACACACCACCAAAGAGGATGAATAGATAATGCAGCCCCGTCTTCTCACGCTCAGCGAGGCAGCAGCCTATCTTGGAATGTGTGAAAGCACGTTCAGGACAATCGCGCCCGTCGAGCCGGTGGATTTCGGGGCAAAGCATACACGCCTGAAACGGTACGATTTGAAACTGCTCGACCAGTGGCTTGACCGGCAGGCAGGAATAGCAAACGATGACGGCCTTACCGAAATGGACAAATGGCTGCAAGAAAATGGTTCGCGTAGTGCTTAAGGGAATCCACCACAGCAAGGTCAAACTGGCTGATGGCAGCTATAAGACCTACTATTACGCATGGAAGGGCGGGCCACGGATCACAGGTAAGCCTGGAAGCGCTCAATTCATTGACGAGTACAATCAGGCCGTAAGACAGAAGAACCAGCGTACCGGCGCTTATGTTGGCGCTCTGGTCAGCAAGTACAAGGCGACCGCGTTTCAGAAGTGCAAGCCAGCCACACAGCGCGGCTATAGGCCTATACTGAAAGAGATTGAAGGCCTATTCGGGACCATGCCCCTGCCGGTCACAGACAAGGATTTCAAACAGTGCCGCCGGGTTTTTCTGGACTGGCGGGACACAAAAGCAGACAGGCCGCGCACTGCGGATCTGGCTTGGTCGGTTCTAAAGCTTGTCATGGAATTTGGCGTCGATCGGTCGATCATATCCCGCAACCCCTGCCAGCGTGGCGGTCGGCTATGGACGCCAGAGAGAAAGGGCAATGTCTGGACCGATGACCTGCTTTCGGTGTTGCTTGCGAATTGTTCCTATGAGGTTGGTCTTGTGTGTCGGGTTGCGCTCGAAACAGGGCAGCGCCAAGGCGATATCTTGGGTCTAAAGTGGTCAAGCTTTACCGGCGAGCGGTTGGAGTTCATTCAGGGCAAGCGCGGCCATCTGGTTTCAATCCTGCTGACAAAGGCGCTCGCGGATGAAATCAACGCCCTGCCTCGTGATAGCATTTTCATTTGCCTAAGCACCAAAGGCACGCCGTGGACTTCGGACGGCTTCAGAGCGTCATTCAACACAGCTAAATTGAGGGCCGGTATTCAGGGCTTGCGGTTTCACGATTTCAGAGGAACGGCAATCACCCGGGCATATAACGGGCTGAAGGATAAAGACCTGTCAGCGCTTTCAACACGGTTCGGAATATCCATGGTCAGCATTCAGGCGCTTTTGGACAAGCATTATCTGGCGCAAGACCAGGATAAGGCGGACGGAATCGTGCGTTTAATGGAAGCCAAACGGTGAACAAAACTTCAAAATGATTTCAAAATGGGGTATACTGCAACAGGAGAATTTCGGCTAAGTCATTGAAAGTATTGGTGCGCCCTGTAGGATTCGAACCTACGACCCGCTGATTAAGAGTCAGCGTTTATTCTAATAA